GATCAACTTAATGATTGGGATGTGGAAGCTACTTCTACATTCTTCCAAGCTGACCTTCGTATGGCTAACGTAACCTTTGGAAAACCTAACTAATGCCTATTCAACGCATTCCTTTATCTCAGCCTATTGAGACTCGTGACGGAACGTTAACGAAGGACTCAAAGTGCGTTAATGGTTATTTTGAAACTCGTGATACTAAACGTGAGTTTATCAAAAGACCTGGTGTAGCTATCAATGCTACCTCTCCTGCTATTCCTTCTGGAGACGGGCAAGGAATTACTTATTTCAATGGCTATTTATACGCTGTTGTAAATAACGTTGTATACAAAATTAATCCTAGCAGCTTTGCTACTACTACAGTAGGCTCTATTACAGGTCCTATAGCAAATGTCTATTTTGTACAAACATTAAACAACGGTTATTTGTTTTTCCATAATCAAACCCATGGTTATTTAATTAATGGCAATACTGGTGCTTTTAATCAAATTACTAATGATAAAGTAGCTGGTACTACCGTTATTACAGGCGGTTCAGGTTATTCTTCTAGTACTTATGTTTCTTTCTCTGCTCCTTCTTTGGGAGGAGTTACTGCAGCAGGTACTGTTCAGTTAACTAGTGGTATTGTAACAGGCGTTACAGTTACAAACCAAGGATCAGGATACTTTGCTGGTGAAACAGTAACAGTAAATATTGTAGACCCTACGAGTGCAGGAGCAGGTGCGGTAGTCACAGCACAGCTTAGCTTCTTTCCTGCAGGACCTTTAGTCCCTGGAGCAGTCTTTTTAGATTCTTACGTTATTGTAGGTACTGTTTCAGGCCGTGTTTACTCTAGTAATGTAGGAGATCCTACTACTTGGAACCCTTTAGACTATATCACTGCAGAAGCTGCCCCTGATGACTCTACAGGTATCTGTAAGCATTTAAACTATGTTATTGACTTTGGTCAATGGTCTACTGAGTTCTTCTATGATGCTGGCAGCTATCCTGGCTCTCCTTTGGCTAATGCCCCTTCCTATAGGTTTGAAATTGGCTGTGCTAACGGTGACTCTATTAGTAGCTTTGAAAACACGGTAGTTTGGGTTGGTATATCTAAGACTAAAGGTTTAGGTGTTTATGGCTTAGACGGTACAGCCCCTTATAAGATCTCTACTGTTTATATTGACCGTATTCTAGGCAATAGTGATCTTTCTGATGTTAAATCTTATACCTTTAGATTTAACGGACATCCATTTTATGTCTTGACATTACACGATTTAAATGTTACAATAGTATATGACCTATCTGAAAAGATGTGGTATCAGTGGACTATGTGGGCTGAAGGCGATTCAGCTACAGGTACTCCAGGAGTTTATGCAGAACAGTACTTCCGTCCTAGCTACTATGCAGGCGATGAGGCTGAGTACTTCTTCCTAGATGACGATACTGGTGCTCTTTACAATATGTCTGATTTGTATTATAATGATGCAGGTGCTCCGATATACTATCGTGCAGTAACAGATATTGTTGATAATGGAACTACCAAGCGTAAGTTTTATAATCGAGTTGAGATTATAGGTGATAAAGTATCTGGTGTCATGTATATCAGAAGTTCAGATAATGACTATCAATCCTATTCTCCCTACAGAGGTGTAAACCTTCATACAACCCGTCCACAGATTTACCAGACTGGTGCTTCTCGTCGTAGGTCTTGGGAGTTCTTATGTACAGACAATGTACCATTAAGACTTGATGCTGCTGAAATCGATTTTGATATTGGAGAATTAGAAGGAGGCGGGCCTGCCCCAACCCAATATAGAAAGTAGGTTTACCATGAGTGAGTATTTTAATAAAATAGGTGTAGATTTTCCAGTATTGCCTCTCCAGCTTGCTTTACGCAGACAGCCTGGATTGTTCGGTAAGTATAATAACAGATGTGAAGGCAACAGCCCCCACAGAGAAAGCAAGGACATTTGGGTACGTTATAACGCTATTCAGAATGTTACAGAGTATGATGGTCAGCTCAATTCAGATCATCCTGCCAATAAAGAACATCGTCCTGTTTGGTATCCTGCTTATTATCAACTTCCACAACTAAGACCTATTGTATTTAGTTTAATGTCTTTAGTTGAAGGCGAAGAACTAGGAACTATTCTCCTTATTAAAGTACCCTCTGGTAAGCAAATATACACTCACACTGATGGTGGGTGGAGTGCTAGTTATTATGAGAAATACTTTATTCCTATTCAGTCTTATCCAGGGACTTCGTTTAACTTCCCAGACGGAAGCATAATCCCTCAGATTGGAGAAGTATATTGGTTTAACAATAGTATTCCTCATAATGTAATTAATAACTCACCAGAAGATATGATTCTTCTGATTGTGACGATTAAGTCAGATAAAGTGAAAGACGCAGCATGAAAGTGATTAGCGAACTACACAAGAAGATGGAAGGTACTTTTGAGATTGATCTAGGTATCGTCCATAACTTTTCTGACGGCTTATATACTAAACAAATGTTTGTTCCTCAAGGTTATGTTATTGGACAACACGCACACGAATTTAGTCATTTAAGTATTTTAGCTAAAGGTAAGGTAATAGTACGTACAGACGAAGGGATTGCTGAATATACAGCCCCTGCTTGTCTTGAAATTAAAGAAGGTATTCACCATGCTATTGAAGCATTAGAGGATACCGTTTGGTTCTGTATTCATGCTACTAATGAGACAGATGTAAACAAGATTGATGAAGTATTAATTAAAAAGGATTAATCATGCCAGCAGGTTGGGTATCAGCAGCAGTAGGAGCCGTAGGCTTAGTTAACAGTATGACCTCTGGAGGCGGAGGCGGTGGTGGTGGAGGTGGTAGCCAGCAACAATATGACCCTTATTCTTCCTATCGTTCAGGCGACGCAGCTACATTACAGTCTTTGTTAAAAGACCCTTCTGCAGCTTTATCGCAGCCTGGTTATCAGCAACAGTTGCAACAAGGATTGATTACTACTAATCGTGGTATGGCAGCTACTGGTCAACTTCAGTCAGGTGCTGAACAGTCTGCTTTACAGAGTTTAGGTCAAAATACTTTTGCTCAATACTATAATAGCATGCTTGCTAATTATTCACAATACTCTGGTGCTGCACAGAACCCTGCTTCTGCTGCTTTGGCCCAACAGCAAGGTTCTAACTTGGCTCAGAACCGTTTGTTTGGTAACGTTAACCAATTAGCTTCTGGTGTAGGTGCTATTGCTAACTCAGGTATCTTTGGAGGCTCTACAGCTACTCAAAACTTTGGTTACTCTGGAATGAGTTCTGGAATGACAGGTGGCTATACAGGTAACGTATATGATGCTTCAGGCAATTTAGCAAGTAGCGGTAATGCTGCTCCTGCTGCTGCGACATGGGGTCAAGCATTTGGCGGTACTGGTGGAATGGGAGACTAAGCCATGGAAACAGGCGTAGAAGCGTTTGCAAAAGGCTATGCAGCCATGGGAGCTGTCCGAGAGGACATGGCTTCTCAAGATATTCTTAAGAGTCTATATGCTGGTCAAGATGTTAAAGAAGTAGCTAAAGATCCTGCTCAAGAAGCAGCTACATTAAATCAAGCTTCTGTATTGGCTGCCCAGCGTGGCTATGCTTCTTTGGCTCATTCATTTCAAAAGCAAGCTGGTGATCTGTCTAAGAATGTACAATCAGAACAGCTTAACGATATTAAGGTTAAACAAGCTCGTTTAGGCTATGCAGATCAATTCTTAGGTGCTGCTACTAACGAAGAAGAATTGAAGAATGCTTTTGCTCCTATTAAAGATGAAGCTGCTCAGATGCAGATTCAATCTATTATTAGAAACCCTAACATTCCTTTTGAACAAAAGAAAGATCTTCTTGGTAAGATGACTAAGACTGTAAGTCAGCGTCTTGCTGCAGAACGTTTAGCTACTGATGCTGAATACAAAGAAGGTATTTTAGAAGAACGTGCTGCTGATCGTTTACGTAAAGAAAAAAATGATGCTCGTAAAATATCTGGTGCTCCTGATAAAACAGAAGGTAAAGAACTTGCTGCATTAGACTTAGCAGAAGCTAAGGATTTAGCCAAAGCAGAAACTAATCCTTACGTTACTGATAAAGAAGCTGCTAAATCTAAGATTAAAGCTGAATACGAAAAGAAACGTCAATCTGCTCGTGAGCGTCGCAGTGGCGGTAAAGAACCTACTAAGAAATCAGAATTCGTTGAAGATCAGATCTACGAAGATGCTAATGGCAACCGAGCCAAGTATTCTAAAGGTAGATGGATTCCTGTAAAATAATTTAGGAGTATTATGGCATTTGATCCGTCAACAGCTACGGAGTTTAATCCAGTAGGTGCTAAACCAGTTGCGTCTGGTGAGACTGGTTTTGACCCTTCCTCAGCTAAAGAGTTTGACCCTACTGG